AAGAGGTAGCAAGACCAAGAGCCTTAAACGTAACGCCTACGCCGACTACGTTTACAACAACAGCCGTACCGCGAAACGTTGCCTCCGTGGTGTCCCAAATATCAACAACAGCGCCAATCAAGGAGCTATCAATCGCAACGCCCTCAGCTCCGTCACAGTTAACCGAAAATTGGGTGCCGGGCACGCCCGTGGTTGCAGTGCCGTTAGACAAGAACTTGGGGTTTGCCCATCCTGCACGGTACTCGAACATCTTATAATCAGGATCATCAACTTGTTCTGATCCCACACCCATCAATCCTGAAAGGAAAGGGGTCTCGCTCATGTAGAGCTCTGCTACCTCGTTTTCGTTGAGGTAAAATCGTCGTCGGTCTGTATAGAGTAAACCCGACGCTGAAAGATCGCCAATGGCCATATTAGTCACCTAATGGTTGTCAAATGAGTGAACGTCGGCGGCCTTTGTTAACTATGAAAGATTCGGGTTGGGCTTGCGTCTTTCCTCCTGCGTTCGATGCGCCTGTCACAGTTGACGGCGTATTGAGCCTGCGGGATTCTGCACGCATTTGTTGTACCCTCGCCTCTGCTTTACTTAGCTGATTTGGGCCACCATTTTTTGTCATTTTCCAAGCATTAAAAAGCAAGCGTCGGTTGTCCGGTTTACTGTCATCGAAGGTGGATGCCCATTGTATAAAGGCATCTGCTTCCGAGCTAGATGCTCCGAATTCGTTTACTGCTTCCTGCCGGAAGTTAGCGATTTGAGCGCGACGCAATCTTTCTTGTTCGGCTCTACGTTCTGCTTCTGCTCTCTCCTGAGTAAACGCATTTAACTGCGCGTCCTGAAATGATAGCATGTCGTCATAGTACTTGCGCATTGCCTTTTCGTACTTGGCCGACTCGCTCTTCGGGTTGGAGATAGCATCCTCAGGATCGTAGTCCTCAGGCAACTGCGGCTTGGTGGGACGTTCAGGCAGTTGCACCTTGCTAGATGTCTGCGCATTGTCTAGTTGCCGCTGTTCGCCACGAGTAAGAGGCTCGCCCTTAATTCGCTTTTCAATGATGTCAAGGATCTCAGGATCTCGATAAACAAGATCCGCGATAGGTTTGACATTCTCCAATCCCGAATACTGTGTTTTCAGTTGCTCGTATTCGTGACGGAGCTTGTCCCTCTCGCTCTGCAATTTCCGATATGCTTCCACTTGCCTGTCATCCGCAGGATTGTCCGCATAATCATTATCTACATATTCTTCTTGTGCTACTGTTTGTTCCCCTCCTTTGCGAATAAAGAATCCGTCGCCGCCTTCTGAGTAGCCTGCGGAGTCAACATTGGACGTTTCCTGAACATCTTGCTCGACTGCTTCCATAGTTATTGTCTGATTGGTTTGTTTGGTTCGGGTGGCGTTTGTGATAGCACCTCGTTCTCTGCATCAGAAATCTGCTTTCGGAAGTTTCTTACTGCATCGTTCGAGCGTTGCTTGTATACATCACGCGCCGCGCGTATTTGCGCTTTTGGTTCGGCAAGGCTTGCCTTGAACTTCTCGACCTCCGTACGCTTGCGAGCCTGTACAGCCTCACGGTCAGCGGTTTGAAGGTCGCCTTTAAGTTTCTTGATCTCTTCCTGCATTGCGGCAAGCTGTCCTTCAAGACCCTTAATATATCCTGTACGTCCCAAGATTCCCTCGATGTCAAACACTTCGCTCTTTTTAAGAACCTCGACTTGGTCAATCAGTCCTGCTTGATAGAACTGCAAGTAGTAGTCAAGTAGGGCAAAGCGGTTTGTTGGTAGGGTAGATCCACTAATAACGCGGATGTCCACATTCATGGCCTGCAAGTCATTGAACTTGCCGATCACATTGCCATAGTCATCGTACTTCAAGACGTTGACCTGAGCAGACTGTATCTCCTTGGTCGAAGGATTGACAATACGCAAGACTCTTTCATCCGTTACGTATGCCTGATACATGCTGATAACAACACGGGCAAGCTCATTGAGCGATCCCTCGATGTCATCTAGCTTAGACTTCATTCGCCGCTGTGCGAACTCGTCCATTGCAAGCGTACCACGGAAGGTCTGAGGAGCCTGAGCTACCTCTCCTTGTTGCATGGCATAGAGACCGAGGATCATCTCGATCATCTGTATGTCACGCTGACTCTTATTGTAGAACTCGCTAGGAAGAGGAGTAGGTGCCACTACGGTAGGCGAACCCATTTCCGCCTCATACTCCTCAACCCAACGACCCGGCCGGTTTACCTTTGCTTCAAAGGCTTCCCGATCAAGAACAGAGCCGCGAGGAAGAAGCAACCCAACAGAAGCCGCGCTAGCGGCATGCGCGATGATCTTCGACTCGGTATAGTTGATCTGCTTTTGCAGGTCTCGTACGTGGAATACATCTGATGTAGGGAATGGATTACGATTGAAACCATTCATGATAGGCACAACGGGCGGCCTGTCAATAGGAAGAATGGCATCGTTAATCAGAAGTCCACCAACAGACGATATAACCTGATAGCGTACCTGCTTGTAGCTGAACGACTCGTAAGCAATGTTCTCTAACAGGTCACGCCGGATAGGCTGAATGAAGGATGTCGAGCCTGCTATCACGCCTTCGCCATCATGCTCTGCGCCAAACATTGGTATTGGCTGAGTGGGAGTGCCATCTTCCATAGGCTCTCCCTGCATGAGGTGGAAGATAATCGGGTCTCCGGACTCCTCCTTGCCGGTTAGCTCCTTCGGCGGATTGGCCTCGCCTGACATCGCCGCCTGCGTAAGGAGCGTGAAGTACAACTCCTGCGCCTCAATGAGGTCATCGCCCATCGCCACGGCAACGCTTTGGTCGCCACCCTCGATAACAATTCCATAGCCATTCTTGAACTCCTTGTATTCCTCCTCACTGTAATACTCCATATTACCCGTGCCCTTATCAACAAGGCGGTAATACTTCTTGTGTACCTTAGTGAAGCGCTCAATTACTTCGTACCGAGGAGCGAAGCTATGAATTGCAGGGTCTCCCGATAGTGCCACCTCATTCTCCTGCGTATAGGAGCGGCTTGGCATCATCTCATCGGATGACTGCGCGGCATTTTTCAGGTTGATATCAGGGGCAATCTCCCTTACCTGAGACTCCGTCATCAGGTGACGCACAATAACGTGCTGTGCATCACGCCAATAACGATCCTTTGCATTGGGATCGCAGTACACACGCAGGGTTTCAACGTCCTTAATCAGGACATCTCCGTTGCCACCACCTGCATTAGGGTCGTAGTAAGCATACAGGACTCCACGACCCTTGACGTAGTAGTCGTCAATGGCCTGCTTCAAAGCATCCTTGCCACGGCTCTGCGTCCACGTATGCTCCAATAGCATGGTAGCAAGCCTAGCCAAATCAACATCAGAATCCTCTGCGGCAGTAGCCATAAAGCGAGGATCGTTAGTCGTAAGGATTGACTTGGCCTGCTCTACCTTTGGGTGGATAACATTGTGAACCATCGCGGCCTGACCACGACGTTCTAGCTCACGCTTCTGCTCTCCCGTCCACTGCTGACCATTGCGGAACTCATCGTCCGACATGGCCTGCTCCGACCAATTAGAGAATCCATTCTCGGATTCATACTCGCGAAGCAAGGTCTCAGAGATAACGACCTCCTTGTTCTTCTTCTTCCCGTTAGGGAGACTGCCGGACTCTCCTTGTCGGCTTTGATAAACGGATAGAGCCATTACCACTTAACCTTATCTGCCCAATAGGCGGCGGACATTTTGCCTTTCTTGATGTTCTTTGCGTGGCGAGCCTTAAAGCTAGCACGCTTCTTCTTCATTGCCTCGCTTTCTCCTGACTTAGGCTTGCCTGCTGTCTTAGCACCCTGCTCACCAAAACGAATAAGCTTAACCTTATCACCCTCCTTGGCAAGAACGGCATGGCTCTTCTTGGAGTGACCCGGTGTACGCTTCGGCTTGTTGTAGCCTGAAAACTTTTCTCCCCTGTAATCTATCGCCATGATGCTAGTGCTTGTGGTGACTGACCGCTGTAAATGTCCACTTCCATATCGGCAATGTCCCCCATCTTATTTCGTATCTTTTGCTTGTAGTCTGCTACTGTGCGAACCCGTGCGCCCCATCGACGTATCCCACGCGGATTGAAAGTAGCCTCATTTGCGGCAAGCACACTTGCGGGAAGAACGTCCTCTATTGGATCATCGTCATTTGCCCGAAATAGCGTACCGGAATCTCCGAGTCCAAGCATATGTACAATATAAAGGTTGGCCGCCGTAGGGGTAATCCCGCGATTTGCCGTACGTCTTGCGTCGTCATGAATCAGTGCCCTGCCATATACTACCTGCGCATCAGGGTCTTTTTGCATCTGCTCGAACGTAATGTTCTTGTATGGAGAATCATCGGGAATCAGCCCTTCCTGAACAAGACCAAATGTTGGCTCTGTCATGCCATATAAGCCGGAGGCCGTTTGGCCCTTTTGCCTTTGTCTAGCAAGAAAGTTTCCTGACGACTCGGTTTGAATAACCTGATTTTCGTAGTCATCAAATGATACTAGGCGAGGCCTCTCTGCTTCTACCTGAGCCGTGGCGAGTGTCGCGGGTGGGACGACGTAATTAGTTAATGGCACCCCCATGTAAAAACGGCCCTCAGTAATAGGAGATTGAAGGTCGGGGTCATCAGCAAACCGATCTTTGTACAGAGTCCGAACATCATCGCTTAGTGTATCGTCTTTTATTCCGGTACGGAACTCCGCATCAGCCCTCATAAAATTTACAAGGCCACGGAGTCTTTGCCGGAAATCTTCATCATGACGGGGATCGTCCCCCTTGCTTGTAAAGGAAGCCATTATTTACGATTCCTTTTCTTGCCTGTCGGCGTTGTTGACCATGTAATACTTGTCGGCTTTCCTGCCCTTGGCTTTCCCGATGATCGCTTCTTTGAAGTCATACGCTTCTTTTCGGAAGCACTCATAGTCGATGCCACAGCCTTCGGGCGACATGCAGGATAACCCCTTCCAGACCCCTTGGTCGCACTGCTCCTTCCGCACGGTTTTCCCGTAGACACGTCGCGCCAATCCTCCTTGTGCCATTTCCTGAGTCCGCCCTGATAAGCCATTACTTCCACTTACCTCCCATCTCCTTGTATCGCTTGGCGGCATAGCTATTCGAGTAAGCACTAGGGTGAACCTTGTACTTACTCTTCGCTTCTGCTAGCGACTTCTTCCAAAGAGAAGGATTGGTTGGTACCGGCTTCTTACTTTTTCTTTTTTCGGCCATAGCTAACTTTGGTGCCCTTCTTCTTGGCGGCGGCTTTTGCCATTGCCATTCCCTTTGCGGTATACGGGTATTCCTTTTTTCCTACCTTTGGCATGGTTCCTCTAATTTTGCGTGATAAGGCCCTTATAGTCTAAACTGTCATCCATGATCCCGAAGATCGTAGCATGCTATCACGTTGTGTCTTTCTTGCCGTGCTATCATGCATCGGAGGATACGTGCGAAGGGTGGCATAGTACATCGCATCAAGCGTGTCATCATGCTGACCCTTGGGATATGCGGTAAGCTCCTGCTCTAACAATGTCATATCCGGCATCAGGTATACTTCGTCCTGCTCAAAATATGGTTGCATACCTTCCAATCGCATACTCTTGCTTGCACGGGGCTTTTCCCCGACAATGCCTCTGATCTGATACGACAACTGTTCCCTGAGCATCTCTTGATACCCGGTGGATTCAACGCGCGTCCTGAGTGGCTTGTACCTTTCGTACGTCTGTATGGCTTTTTGGGTAACGACAGAAGGAGGCAGGCGATCAGCAACGTAAGGAAGAACAAAACGCTTGCAGTTTCCATTTTCTAGTACGCCGGTTCTTGCTACACACATAATCACGGTGCGGTCGCTTCGTGATGATGTCGTGCTAGCAGGGTCAAGTCCCATGAAAATGTTGACCGGAAGCACTAATGGCTTGTCTAGTTCCTTAAATGTTGCGTGCCTGTCGTCATGAGTGGACGCAATCGCGCTCATCTTGGTGATTTTGATAAACGCATCCGACCCATTCCACGATATATCCCCGTCATAGTGGCCCCATTGGCTGAATACGCGGTCGGTATCCGCCACCACCTCGCACATATACTCACGATAGAACACGGATATGCGGCCTGTTGCCTCATAACTCTCGCGCTCTCGCTCTAACTCCTCTATACTCCACTGCTCAGGCCACAAACTTGTGCCATCTTCCTTGATAGCAGAGTAGTGCATCGTACTCCACACGGGCATTCGGCTCAGTTCGTTGACCATTCCGCGCTCGTGCATGGGAGTACCAATTACCACGACCTTGCTCGGCCTATCGCGAGCCAAAGCGGGGACGAGTCCTTGCAGTAACCACCGCAAGTTGTCCTCCATGGCCTCGGGAGTCTTGGTATTGTTCTCATCCTCCGGGTCATCGAGCACAATAAGGCTTGGGCGCACCCCATATTTGTTAAGACCACGCACCTGTTGGCCTGTACCACGCGCAAGAATCGTCGTGCCATCACGTAATACAATCTCATCCCGCGTCCAAACCTTAGGATTTTTGGCCCAATCCCCAAATAGGCTACGAAAGTAAGGCGAATCCTCCAATACCTCCTTAATAGATGAGATGATGTTAACAGCATGGTACCTGCTCTTAGATGCTATCACCACAAACGACGGTCGTCTTGGCTGATCTCTATGTAAGTGTTCTACAAATATGTGCCACAAAGGGAAAAAGACACCCACCACAGACGTTTTTGCAAAGCCACGAGGGGCTACGATGTTTAGTCGATCTATTGTGGGGTCTTTAAGTCTGTCATCAATCTCGTAGTGGAAGCTCGGAGAGGGCTTCTTCGCCCACTTCGGCATAACAATGCGCCCAAAGTCCGTGACAGACCCGGCGCACATTTGCATTATCTCGTCTTTACTCGCCATCAGTAGACTCAGTTAGTTGAGCCTGCTTCTTTTCCTCTATCACATGAGACCACTGAACCTCCTCAACGGGTGCCATCTCTTGTCGTGACCGCTCTTTGACACCTAGATACTCCTCGGCCTCTCGTGAGATAGCAAGCAAGGCTCGCGCATCGTTCTGTTCAATGGCAATCTTGCGTGCATCTACAAGGCAATCAACAACAAATCCCTCGTTGAGGCCCTTCTTCCTGAGGATGTCTGATATTTCGTCCATAACCATGTTTCTAAAATGCGAGTTGTGGTGGGTATTGAAGTGGCCAATCGCCTCAGCCTTCCTGCCCTTGGATCTTGGTGATATCAGCTTGCCAACAATCTTGTCATCAGGTGCCATGCCCTGCATGAAGTAGTGTGCTGTCAAGCGTGCGGCAAAGCGAAGCCTCTCTTCCTGAGCCCTATGGTTAATCTTGTAGGTCAATATATTGCGTTCGTACTCCTCGTATTCGACGGGATCTCTCCTCGACAGCGAGAAGCCGCCAATCGGCGTGCGTATCAGGTATCCCGGTAGGGAGTTCACCACATTTAAGGCGAAGCCGTCATCAAGTCGCGCCAACTGACCTCGGTCTGTGGCCTCTCTCCAATACACAGTCTCGACCTGCTCCGCCGCTTTCGGTGGATAGACATAGAAGTCACGCCCGTATAGCCGTCGTGGCACGGGAGTGTCCAAATTTTTTACTACGTCAAGCGGTGTTTTGTGAGTAACTTTCATCTAGCTATTGAAACTTGTTGTTCGGTATACTATATTACAGACCAAGGGTTCAGCGAACGGACAACCGCCCTGCCAAACTTCGGCCTGAGATACGCCGTTGGATCAGATAAAATAAAATCCCGGTGGTAATGCCACATATTAACCTGACAACTACGATCAGGTTGCCGACTCAGAAATGAGTGCGCTTGGTACGATGGTGATCCATGCCACCCGGTGGAGGTACCCGTGACAGAAACTTCATTCGGCTCCGACGTTATCAATAGTCAACGTTCAAATTTTTTTGTATGTTGGCTATCGGAGGTACCCGAAACTGTATCTTATTATCACCAACGTTATTAAAGGCATATGAAAACGATTGTCATCAAAGGTCTACTAGATCCGGATGCTATCACGCTACCCGACTTCGTAGACGATGCACTGATAGGAGTATCACCTGTAACAGGCAACGCAGTCTACGAGTATGGCAAAATCATGGAATGCCTAGAAGAGCATAAACAGTACTCCATGAGCGATGCTATCGCTTGGATAGAACAGATAGCACTACCGCTCT